ACCTTCCTTCTCTCCAAGGAGGGGAAATCAGCCGGGATCTAGCGCCTTCTGGTGACTTTTCGGGTGTTTCTGGCCGGGTCGAGCCGCGTCTGGAGACTTTGTTTGATGCTGATACCAGCGTCGGGCCTCTGATCGCGGAATGGTCCTCGAGACACCTCATGCCACTCATGGATTGGCAGGTTCGGGCGGTGAACGGCATCTTCGCTCAGAAGGACGGCCGGTTTGTTCACCGGGAAGCGTTGGTGAGCTGTGCCCGACAGCAGGGGAAGAGCGTGCTTTTGAAGGCGATCGCCGGGTTCATGGTGACCGAGTGGGCGGTACGGACCGGCCGGCCGCAGTCCGTGATGCTGGTCGCCAACAAGCTCGACCGGTCGTCGGCGATCTTCCGCGAGCTCGCCCCGATCCTCGAGGTGTTCGGCGCCAAGCCGTTCTGGTCCTATGGTCGGGAGCAGATCATCATGCCCGACGGCTCGACGCTTCGAGTGGCCGCGGCGACCTCCACCCAACACGGCGCCAGCAACGACCTCGTCCTGCTGGATGAGATCTGGTCGATCTCGCCGGCCGTGATCTTCGACGCGCTCCGGCCGACCATGATCGCCCGGCCGTCGCCGCTGATGGCGATGTTCTCCACCGCTGGCGATGAGTCCTCGACCGCGATGCTGAAACTTCGCGAGCAGGCGATCAACGCGATCGACGCCGGCCGACTCTCCAAGCTGTACTTCGCCGAATGGTCACCACCGCCCGGCGTCCGCTGGGAAGATCGAAGCTGGTGGCCGTGGGCGAACCCTGCGCTCGGCTCGACCGTCACATGGGACGCGCTCGAGGCCGCGGCGGAGACTCCCGACAAGAACGCTTTCCTCCGCGCCCACCTCAACCTGTGGATCTCGAGCACCAACAGCTGGCTCAGCCCAGGCGTCTGGGACAACTGTCGCACCGCGACACCAATACCGGCCGGCGGTGTCCTCGCCGTCGACAGCTCGCTCGACGAGTCCCGCTACGTCGGCGTCCGAGCGTTCCGGCGCGACGACCGCAAGATCCAAGTCGTCACCGAGTTCGTCGTCGAATCCGAGGACGCCCTCTGGGTCGAGGTCGAGCGTGTCATGGCCGAACGCGGCACCGTCCTCGCCGTCTCCCCATCGCTCGAGATCCACGCCCCGCGCGCGTGGGCGCCCCGCACCAAGACCGTCGGCTACGGCGAACTGCTCAAGTGGACCGCGCTTGCTCGGGCGATGATAAACGAGGGCAAAGTCGAACACAACGGAGAGCTCGCGCTCGCCGAACACGTCGGCCGCGCCGTCCTCGTGAAGCAGTCCGGAAACGTGGTGCTCAGCTCGCAGAAGTCGCCGGGCCCGATCGAACTCGCCCGCTGTCTCGTCTGGGCGACAGCTCTCGCGTCGGCCGCACCATCAAAGGCTCGAGTCGCCATCGGAGTGTCCAGATAGTAGACACCGGCATCAGCGCGTGGGATACTCCGGCGTAGTGGCACTCTTCAAGCGAACGACCGGCAAGCCCGCGGTCGCCGTCAAAGCGGCGTCTGGCGGCGCTGGACAGATCGGCTCGTTCCTCAGCTATTCAGTCGGGACGGCCGAGGAACGAGCTTTGTCCATCCCCACGATCGCCCGCTCCCGCTCGATGATCTGTTCGCTCGTCGCCGGCCTTGATCTTCTCCAGTATCAGCTCCAGTGGAACCCGTTGGAGGAGGAGTACATGAAGGTCTACCTCCAAGGCGAAGGCTGGTTCACACGCCCCGATCCGAAGGTGCCTCGCCAGTTCATCATGGCGAACACCGTGTCCGACCTCATGCTGTACGGCCGAAGCTTCTGGTACGTCACCGCCCGCTACTCGACCGGCTTCCCGGCCGCGTTCACGTGGCTCCCACACTCCAACGTCGAAACCCCGAACCAGCAAGGCCCGCAGTGGTGGGGCATGCCCGACGAGATCGAGTTCAACGGCGTCATGCTCGACCCCGCCAACGTGATCTGCTTCTTGGGCCCCGATCAAGGCCTGCTCTACACCGGCAACCGGGCGATCGACATCGCGATCCGTCTTGACTCGGCCGCGCGCCGTTTCGCCCTCACCGAGATCGCCGCCGGCTACCTCCAACAGAAAGACGGCTCGGAACCGATGACCGCCGAAGAACTTGGCGAGCTCGCGTCCGGCTGGGCGAACGTCCGCCGCGAATCCGCGATCGGCGCCCTCAACTCGGCCGTCGAGTTCAAAGAGTTCCAATCCGACCCGTCGAAACTTCAGCTCACCGAAGCCCGCAACTACGCCGCACTTGAAATGAGCCGCCTCGCCGGCGTCCCCGCCTACCTCGTCTCCGCACCCACCTCGAGCGGCATGACCTACCAAAACGCACAGGAGTCCCGGCGTGACCTCTGGCTCTGGGGAGCTCTCCCGTATGCCACCGCGATCGCCGAACGCCTCAGCATGGACGACGTACTGCCCCGCGGCCGTCACGTCGAGTTCGACATCGACGAAGCACTCGCGCAGGCCGGGATGATGGAAGAGGACCAGTCAGCCGACGTACTCTCACAGCCGGACATCCCGCAAGGAGCACAATCTTGATTCGCCTAGCAATCACCGACCTCACGATCGACGCCGCCGCACCCGACGAGCCGCCGTCACGCTCGATCACCGGCCTCGCCGTCCCGTGGGGAGTCACCACGATCGACAGCCTCGGCACCTCCGTCCGTTTCGAAGCGGGCTCCCTGCCCGAAGACGGCCGCGCTCCGAAGCTCGTCGACTCGCACGATCTCAGCAAGGTCGTCGGCCTTGTCACCGAGCGCGTCTCGACCGATCAAGGCATGATGTTCACCGCCAAGATCGCCCCGACCGCCGCCGGCAACGACGCCCTCGAGCTCCTCAAGATGGGAGCCTTGGACGCCGTCAGCGTCGGAGTCGAGCCCACCAAGTTCAAGTTCGACAAGAACGGCACCATGGTCGTCACGGCCGCAAACTGGCATGAGCTGTCGCTCGTCGCCGTACCGGCGTTCGATCAAGCCCGCATCACATCTGTCGCCGCCTCCGCACCGGAGGACGACGAAGAACCCACCAACCCCGAATACCCAGAGCCCGAGGAGGACTCAATCATGTCAGAACCCACCCCGGTGGAAGCCGCGGCCGGTCCGGCCGTCATCCCCACCCAGCCACTCCAGTTCGCACAGGCCGCCAAGCCGTTCGTCCTGCCCACTGTCAGCGAATACATCGCCAAGTTCCTCGCTGGTGGCGCCGAGTTCGCCGAGTTCAACGCTCGCATCCGCGCGGCCGCTCCGAACGTCGAAACGACCGACACGCCCGGCATCCTGCCCGAGCCGATCGTCGGCCCGGTGTACAACAACTTCCGCGGCTTGCGCCCCGTCATCGACGCCATCGGCGCGAAGGCGATGCCCGGCGGAGGCAAGGTGTTCCGTCGCCCGAGCGTGACCACGCACACCACGATCGGAGCCAGCAACGGCGAAAACACGGCGCTCGATCAGGGCACCTTCGTCGTCACCGACAACCAAGTCACCAAGGGCGTCTACGGCGGCTACGTCCGCCTGTCCGAAGAAGACCAGGACTGGACCGACCCGGCAGTGCTCGGCCTGTTGATCGACGACATGGCGCGCATCTACGCCAACGAGACCGACAACGTCGCCGCCGACAACCTGCTCTCCGGCACCTCGCAGGCCACCGGCAACGTCGCACCGACCGACCCGGCCGACTGGATCGCCAAGGTGTACGCCTGCGCGAACACCATCCTCTCCAGCGCGAACGGCTGGCTCCCGACGCACCTGTTCGTCTCGGGCGATGTGTTCGCACAGCTCGGCCAGCTCGTCGATGGTCAGGACCGACCGCTGTTTCCTCAAGTCGGCCCGATGAACTCGTTTGGGAATCTTCAGCCCGGCTCGGCATCCGGTGTCGCGTTCGGCCTTCAGGTCGTCGTGGACCGCAACTTCGCCGCCAAGACCGCGATCGTCGGCCACCCCGACGGCTTCGAGATCTTCGAACAGCAGAAGGGCGCTATCTCGGTCGAAGCCGCAGACGGATCCCTCTCGCGTTACATCAAGTTCCGCGGCTACTTCGCGACCCTGATGATCGACGCGAACAAGTTCATGAAGATCCCGCAGGCCTGATCTGCCCCCGGAGTCTGGATCATGGCGACGTTCTCAATAACGCATCGGATGAGGATCGACGACGTCGTCGTGATCCAGACTCTCGACAACACCCCGATCTCGATCGGAGACCAGATCACGGTCGCAGGCCTCGGTAACGGTATGGACGGCACGTTCACTGTGCTCGACGTACCGACCTACCTGTTCACCGGCGTCGACGATCAAGGCGACTACACGTTCGACTACGACGTCGTCATCCTCAACCAGTACCTCTACGCCGACACCGGCGACGAGGTCGAGCGAGGAGCGGCCGACCCGTTCGGAACGATCACATGGACGCAGACCTGTACATGGATCACCAGCTCCAACGTGACCGAGTGGCTCGGTATCGCATCCGCCACCGCCAACGACACCGCGTTCATCACCACCTGCGTCTCAGCCGCTAACGCTTGGGCCTATCGTCGCCGTCAGGCCGCCGGATACTCCGACAGCCTCACCACCAGCCCGTCCGGCGCGGTCACTCTTGGGACGACCATGTATGCCGCCAGCCTGTACCGCCAGCGCGGCGCTGTCGACTCGTTCGCATCCTTCGACGGCATGGGCAACGCAATCCCAACCCTCTCCCACGGCGAGATCATGCGCCTTCTGGGCATCAACCGGGCGCAGGTCGCATGACATGGCATCCGGCATCTTCATCGAGGCCCAGAACAGTCTCGTCGCAACCATCACCGCTCTCGGCTTTCAACCCGTCACCGACCCGCGGAACATTCGGCCGCTATCGGTGCTCATCAGCCCGCCAACATTTGACAGCTTCACCTACAACGTCGGCGACCTCACCTTCACGATCTCTGTCGTGGCCGCGCCTCCCGCGAACCAAGACGCGATCGACTGGTTGTTGACTCAAGTGGACACGCTGATGAACTCAAGCCTCCCCATCACCTCCGGGCGTCCGTCCGTCGTCACCATCGGCGGCCAAGAACTCCCGGCATACGACCTCACCGTGAGAATCGCCTCACGGCGCAACTAGAAGGAGCCCCATGGCCACCACCACCTACCTCAGCAACCCCACCGTGCTCATCGGTGCCGTCGACGTCTCCGATCAGTGTAAGTCGGCGACCCTCACCGTCGGCTACGACCAGCTCGAGACG